AGCGCCATCATGTCTTTCGGCAGCACGCCGTAGTTAGGCGCGATCTGCTGCATTTTGTCCGGGTCGCCCCCCGCCGCTTGCCACGCCTGCATCATCCCCCGCTGGCTGGCCAACTGCATCCGCTGCTCTTCGAGACTCAGCGCGCCGCCCTGAAGCGCCTGCGCCTGCTGTGCCGTCTGGAGAAAGTTCTCGCTCTGCGGCGGCTGAATCGCCGGGAAGTTCCCGTAAATCGGAGGCGCCATATCGACAGGCATAAGTTATCCCTTCTTCATCACCCGCGGCCCTTTGAAACCCGGAGGCGGATTCTTAGGCGTGCGCCGTCTTCGCGCGTGCGCTTCTGAGTGCGGGTCCCAGTGCTTGTGTTGCCCAGGCCTCCGCTCCCCGGCGCCTGGCATCACCAGCCCCCCATCCCGAAGCTGTATGGAATGTTGCTGAAGCTCCATCCCGAGCTCGGGCTCCCCGGCGTTCCCATGCCGCCCACTGCCAGCCCGTTCGCGGTAGTTCCGATCTGCCCCAGCATCCCGTTCCATTGATTCGCCGCGTTGATGTCGCCCTGCGCCTGCGCTTGCTGCGCTCCGATCTGGGTATTGGCCAGGTAGTTCGCCGCGCTTAACGTGTTCTGCGCCGTCGTGTTTGCCGCGCCGTAGTTCATCCCCGCGCCGTATTCCGACGTGCCTACTCCGGTTGTGCCGGCGTACTGCTGCGCCCCCGTGTTGATCGTCCCGCCATACTGCGCCGCCTGCGTTCCAAGGTTGGCCGCGGTGGTGCTCGCCGTCTGCCCCTGTTGCGCCTGGCTGTTCAGATTGTTGAACAGGTTCTGGTTCTGGGTGGTGTACTGGTTAAACGCGTTGTTGTAGGCCGTGCTGGCGTAATTCTGGTTGTACTGGGCAAGAGCCTTCATCGTGCCCCCGCTCCCGCTCAGCCCCGCCGCCGCGGCCTGCCGGTTCATCGAATTCGTGCCCTGCTGCAACTGGAACTGATACCCTGGGGACATCGTCGCCATGGTCGCGGCCGTGAAGGGCGTATTCAGTGTGCCGCCCGGCTGCAAGTCCGCCGACAGGTTGTTTGCCGCCGTGGCGCCCGCCGTCGTGTACGGACTCAGCCCGGCGATTCCCGTGTTCGCCGCCGCCGTGGCGTTGGTGGCCGCAGTGTTCGCGGCATTCACCACGTTCGTCCCAGCCGTCGTTCCCGCATTCTGGACGGCCGTGGCTCCCGTCGCCGCCGCGTTGGTGATGGCCGGATTCACCGCCGCCGCCGCATTGCTCACAGTCTGCCCCGCCGTGTTATACCCCTGAGTCAGTGCGTTCGCCGCGTTGTGCGCCGCGCTGGATCCCTGGATTCCTCCGATGATCGACGTTACGATGGATGGCATAGCTCTACTCCCCTGGCTTGCTGCGCCCCATCAACACCTGGTCCCACAGCTTCCCGTGCTTCAAAAACGACTTTTCATTCACCCCGAACGGCAGCAGGTTCATCCCCTCCGGAGCAAGCCCGTACCGCACCGCCGCGCGATTCGACCTCGGCACGCTGGCCACCAGCCGCCGGCAGGGCGTGTTTGCCCACAGCCACGCCATGACCTCGCGCCCAGCCTGCCGGGTCTCGTCCGGCTTCACTCCCCGGAACAGCGCCACATGCGCCGCCCAGCAAATCTCGTTCTCCGGGTAAAAGCAGAACAACCCGAGCAGCTTATTCGCCTCCCACACCAGCACGTACCAGATGGATGGGTGCGTATTCGCCTCGAAGGCCTCCGGCGATGGCGCGAAATCGTCCGTAACGTGCCGGTACAGATCCAACTCCGTCAGGATGATCTTCACCAGCCCGTAATCTTTGGTCCGCTCGAAGGTCATGCTTGACTTCCTCCGGAAACGACGCCGGGATCCGTTAGCGCCCTCATTCCACCACCGCCGCCACCCCCGCCACCGGCATCGGCACCGCCAAATCGAGCAGCACCGTGTGATCCGCCGCCCAGAGGTTGACGAGAGCCACACCCAGCGCCGCCAGATATTCCGCCTTCCACGGGCACCCGCCGTTGAAGATCGGTATCAGGTAAGCCACTGAGTTAGCCGGCCACGAGCACGGCGCCGTCGCCGCGAACGCCATCGCCTTTCGCGCCTGGTCCAGGTTCCGGTACGTCGATCCCCAGCTCAGCCCCTCTACCTTCAGCCGGTCCAGTCCGCTGCCGGTCTTCGCGCGCCACGCCGCCGGCAGATTCATCGCCGCGTTCAATCGACCGCCCTGCGGGTACGGAAGATCGTCTGTGTAATAGCACTCGCTCGCGTTCACGTCCTGCGGGTACAGCAATTCAAACTTGGCCCCGCTCTGCACAGCGAGCACGGCCGCCGCGATCGCCGCCACGTGTGCAGCGATCGCGCCGGCCAGCCAGGTGGCGTCCGAGGAGGTGCAGACGTCGTCCTGGGTCCAATACGAGGCCAGCGGGTGAGTGGCGGCTGCCCAGGCGTCGTACAGCGCCATTCCGCCCCCGCTCGCCGTCCCCGTCCCTCCGATGTAGGTTCCATTGCCATTCGAGCCAGTCAGTGTGAAGTGAGTCGAGTCAGTCACCACGATGGGCCACGTCCCGTTTGCCGCCGTGTTCCCCTTCACTCCCGCGATGATCCCTCTCTGCCCGCTCGCGAATCCGTGAGGGTTCGGCGTCCCGATCGAAATCGGCGCCGTCCACGACGCATATCCCACCGGCTGGCTCATCCGTTCCGAGTAGAACCACCAGCCCACTTCCCCGAATTGCAGCCACGGAACCAGGCCGGCCGTCTGTAGGATGTTCGCCGCCTGCACGTAGCACTTGCTCAGGTACGCCGTCACCGTCGCCGGGTTGAAAGTGCACTGACTCGTCTGTAGTCCGATCAGCACCGAGTCGCCCACCGCTGGCGTATACCCTCCGGAGTTGGCGATCTCCGTTCCCAGCGTGTAATGGTCCGCATCCACCACTACCAGCGTCCAGATGCCCGATTGCGTCGCGCTCGCAAATCCCGCCGCGTTTCCGGTGATGTACCCGTGCCCCGTCTGCTGGTAGACCCCCGCGGCCAGGGCCTCGACAACCCCCGCGCCCCAGCTCCCAAATCCGGTATCGGTGAGCACCGTCGTTCCGTCCGCGAACCTCTGCGACCAGGCTCCGGCGCTCGTATTCGCGTCCGGAGGCCCCAGCAGTTCTTGCGAGAAGGCCACGGTGAGAGTCTGCCCCAGCGCGTGCACTTGAGCCGCGAAGTCCGCCAGGTAATCCGAGAAGGCCCGGTTCAACGGCGGCGACGCCTGCGATGCGTCCACGCTCCAGGTGCCCTCGTTGCCTCCCACCATCCCGGTTGTTCCGATGTCGCCCGAGACCGCCAGCGTTACCGACGCCCCCGCGCTCAGCGACACGTCCAGGCTGAACCCGTTGATGGGGCTCAGCACCGTGATGGTGGCCTGCCCGGGAGTCGATGTGGGCGCCGCGCAGATTCCCACGAACAACCCGTTAATGGCATTCACCAGCCGCTGTGCCAACGTGGCGAACGTGTCCATCGGGTACGCTGCCGCGCCGAACACCGTCCCGCCCAGGGCTGAGCCGCCCGTGGGATTACCTCCCGTTGTGGTTGCCCCGCTGATTACCGTCCCTGCGTTCGGAGGATCGGCCGTGGATCCACCAACGGTGATCCAGACGATATCTCCATCGCCCCAGCCGGTCCCCGTGCCGATCGTTCCCGAGAGCGTCACTGTCGCCTTGCGGAAGTGGCCGCCGTTTCTCACCCTCTTCAACGCGAAGAACACCCCCGCGTAGAAATCGAGATCGCCCTGCAACCCCATCTGCGAGAGCACCCACAGCGCTCGGCTCGGCGGAATCTTGTAGGTCTGGTCTGTATCGTAGTCGCACGCCGCGTTCAGCTTCGGGTACACCACCGATGGACCCACCGGATCGCTCAGCACCGCCGCTTGCAGATAGTCGAAGAGGCATGTCGTCCCATGCGCCCCGGCCGCCACCGTGAAGGTGACCAGGTGGATCCCCGCCGCGACCTCGCTGGCGATCAGCCGCCTTACCGCGATCGCCGCCGATTCGAGCGCGTAGCAGCTCACCGTCACCGCCGCCCCGTTATCCACCGACACGCTGAACTGCCCGTTGGTGCTCAGTGCCGAAGTCCCCAGGTACAGGTTGTGCGCGTGCTGGCAGGAATAGGCCACCGTCACTTTGTCGCCCGCGTGGCTCGATTCCCGCGCGAAGCCCTGGAAATAGAATCCCGCCACCTGCGCCCAGCCGTTCCCGGTGTAGGAGGTCCACGCATCTCGGTTCCCAATGGTCACCGATCCCGGTCCCGCGATCTTCAGCGGTGTCACGTTTCCGGCGTCTACCACAGTCCAATTACTGAACACCGCCGAGAACTCCAGCGGCGCGAACGCCACCAGCGACGGGTTCACGTCGCCCGAGTCGTAGTTCAGCGGCGGCGCTAAAGTCAGCCAGATCTTCCGGCAGCTCCCCAGTCCCAAAGCCGTGAAGTCCAGGTGATAGTGCTGTGACGTGGGGTCGATACCGCCCGTCAGTTTCGCCGCCAGTCCGCTCGGTGGAGGCGATCCGCTCGCGCCTGTAGGGTAGATCTGCGTTTGCACCAAGGCCCCGTATAGAGAGCCGTACGCCGTCAGCAGCTCGACGCCGTTTCCATCCGCCCCGGCCGGCGCTGTCACTGTGACCACCGCTCCGGCCGCCGTCGCTGCCAGGTGTCCGTCCACGTTCACCTGCCGCGCCAACTCCGTGGCGATCTGTGCCAGCGTCAGCACCACCACGCTGTTATACGTCTGCCCAACGATCACCTCGAACACCACATTGCTCAGGTAGATGAGCTGCACGCGGTCCCACGCCGTAGGCGTCCCCGCCACCGTGAAGCTCCCCGATGCCGCCGCCGCTCCCGTCGTCGTCGTCGGCGCCGGCAGCGCCACCGGTGTCCCCTCGACTTCCGCCGAGGTGATATAGCTCAGATTCCCCCACGGCACGCTCTGGTACTTCGCGCTGGTCGGATTCATGCACCCGGTCAGTGCCAGATCGAAATCCAGCGTCACCCCCGCCAGCGAGAAATCCGGCAGGTATCTCGAGGTGAACAGGTGCCCGTACAGATCGTCCGCGTTCCGCAGGTACAGCACCGCGAAATCCGCCAGGTCGCCCCAGCGTCCGGAGACGGTGAATCCCGTTGCGCTGGCATTGTTGATCGACGCCGCCGCGCCCCTCCGGTCGAAGCCTTGTAGGCTGATGTCGTACCGCGGGTCGAGCTTGGCCAGCGTGGTCACTGAACGGTCACCGTCAAATCGCTACCCGGAAACGTCGTCCCCACCGCCGTGATGTCCACTTCCCACCAGGCCCCAGAAGGCACTGGTACCACCGTGGTCTCTGTGTCCGCCAGGTCGCCGTCTCCCACCGTGAAGGTCGCTACCAGCGTGGGCGATCCCGGCGTCGTGTAGTAGCTCAACGCGATCACCAGGCTCGCTCCCACCGGCGCTTGCTTCACGTCCACGCGCAGCAGCGATGGCGTCAAGTCCGCCATCACATAGGTCTTCGGCGCCAGATCGCTCGCAATGGCCAGCGTGCCTTCCACGCTCAGCGAATATGTCGCCCCTATCGCCGCGCTCGGCGCGCCCGTTTCAGCCGCTGCCAGCAGCTTGCTCAGCGCCCCGATCCACGGCTGGCTCAGCGGTTGCAACGGTTGCCCCTGAAAGAACGGAGATAGTAAGGGAAGCTGCGCCGGCGTGCTCATCCTATGCGGTCCCCTCCACCCACTCCAGATATGCCGCCACCACGCTGATCGCCGCCGCCGCGCTCGCCACTGCCACCGCCGCGCGCCCCGTCCAACTCAATCCCCGGTCGTCGGAATAGCTCAGCGTCAAATTCCCGCCGCCGTCGTCGTCGATCTGGAAGATCCGGTCGCGCGAGCTTCCCAGCCTCAGCCAGCGCACCCGCGGCGCCGCCCCCTCCACGTCCGCTTCCCCGGTGTCGCAATCCAATTCGAACAGCGAATAGAACCGCTTCTTGTTTTCGTTCGACAGGTGAGGCGCGCGCCGTCTCCGGTGAATCGGAACCGATCCCGCCGCCCCCGTGTCCTGGACGTATGCGCTCGACATCAAGTAGATGTCGCCCGTCTGCCAGTCGCCCACGTAGTGCACCTCCGCCAGCGTCCCGATCCCCGTCGCCGCGTGACACCAGCCGCGATGCCGGTTCCATCCGCCGCCTGTTACCGTGATTCCCGGCCCCGTCTTCGTGGTCGCAAAATTCGCGGTGAAGGTTCCACCGTAGGGAGTGTTGATGGCCGAGACCGTCACTACCTCTGAATCAGTCCCATTGGCGTTCGCCACTGTCAGCAGGCTGCCCACCTGAATGCCCGCCATCGAAGCCGGTGCCGGCGCCTGTACTCCGGTCGCGATGTTGCCGGCTACCGTCGTCGAGACCGTCCCGTTCCACCAGCCGCGTTGGTGCCATTCCCCCAGCGTGGCGTCGTACACCCAGGTCGCGTTCGCGGTCGGAAAACTGATGACCCAGAATTCGTGCCCGTCCATGATGCACGAATATGCCACCGCATCCCAGACCGTGGTGTAAGCGCCCCAGGCCTTCTCGACTGCCGCCGTCGAGATCCGTTGGGGAACGTATCCCGTCGCCAGGAAAGCCGTCCGCAGCCCGCGCGCCACGTCTCCGCCGATCCACGCGACTCCAGAGGCCAGCCGGCACACGGAGAAGGGCGCATAGCAGCAATAGTGCATGAAGTACGATGGGTTCCGCTGGAACGGGTTGGTGCCGCTCCCTGTGTCGCCCCATACTTCCGTCGATTGCAGATCCCCGAACAGGTAGAGTTGCTCGTGATCTGCGAACAGAGCCCCGATGGCGTCCGGGTATGCTTCCTTCTCGAAGAAATTCAGCGGGTCCCAAACCACGCCGCCCTGGTTTCCCTCCGCGATGCCTTGCGAATAGTACACCAGGTTCGACGATGGCTGGGCAGCGAAGTAAGTCCCGTCCAGATAAGCAATCTGCGACCCGATCAGGTAATCCGGCAGGCCGCCCACCAGCAGCCACTCGTACCCCAGCCCCTGCATCGATCCCTCGGCGCCCCATGTCCCCGTAGCCAGGCTCGCCGATCCGTCCGAATTCACCGCGTGAATCGTGTAGGTTCCCGCCGTGAACCCCGTGCCCCCCGTGATGACCACCGTCGCGCCCACGTCGCTGGAGTCGAAGATCCCGCCCGTGTCTCCAGTCAGCGCCCCGGGGAACGCATCCGTCGCCCCCTCGATTACCAAATCGTAGAGCTGCGTCGAGAACTGGCACTGCGCGATGGTGTTCCCGGCTCCGGTCACATACACCTTCGCGCCCGACATCACCACCGCTTCCGACAGGTTCTTTATGACTTGCGCCGGTCCAAAGTCGTTATCCAGCGCTCCCGTGAAAGCGTGCGGGCTGCCCGTGGTCCCGTCGATGTTGTACAGCGTGGGGCCGCCCACAGCATACAGCGAATCGCCGCCCGCCGCCATCCCCCGCACGGTCCCGCCCGGCAGGGTATAGGCCAGCGCCAGCCCTGGCGTCGGAGTCAGCACTTTGCGCGCTTTCTCGGTTCCCGGCGCCACCTCCAGCAGGTCTGGGTAATAGTTCATGCACAGTTGGGACGCCGCGTTCAGCGAAGGAAACGAATAGAACCCGTCAGTGAAAGCGTCAAATCGCATTACGGTACCAGCTGCTCAATCTCCTGAGTCACGACCGCGAGCTGGTCGTCGCCCCTTGGCCCGTGATCCATCTGAGCCACGAGCTTTCCATCGAGCGTCCAGAGCTGGTACACCCGGCGGCAGAAGTCCTCCGGGGTGCCTTTCCCCGTGCAATCGCTTGTCGCAATCAGAGTCACGGTCTTCGCTTGGGCCATCTGAACTCCTTGGTGAGGCAGGCTTCAGCCTGCCGCTTTTTCCTGGTACGCTAAAACCCTCGCGTCCGGTAATTGAACATCGATCCTCCCCGCCCGCTCACCGGCATCCCCGAGTCCAGCGTCCGCAAGTGCGGCGCCGCCGAGTTCGTCCCCGCGATCCCCGCCCTCGCCTTCATCGCCTGCTGCGCTACGATCGCCGGAATTTCGCACGTCCATTGCGGCGCCACCAGCTCCGCGAACGTGTACAGGAAGGCTGCATAGTAACCGGGCGGAAATGCGATGGTCTGCCCCAGCCCCATGAACTGAGCGATCTGCTGCCACGTGAAGAGTTGCAGCAGGTAAGGCAGCGTCGGATAGCCCCAGAAGTACAGGTTCGCGTTCGGAAACGCATAGTCGCAGTACATCTTGGTCGGAATGGTGATTGGCAACTGCTCCAGGCTGATCGCCGCCCATTCGTCCGCGTCCAGAATCTCCACGTGCGTGAAGATTCCCGGATTCTGGTCCGTCAGGCAGATGTTGGCGTTCTCGATGTGCGTCGGCCGCGTGCTGTTCGGCCAATCCGCCGATCCAGGCCCGAGCTGGTACACCGGCGGCTGATTGTTATCGGCCGGCGCCTTGTCGCTGAACTGGTAGGTGTCGATGCGGATAGCGTACACGAACGCGCGCCTGGTCAGCCAGTAATCCACCAGCCCGTTGGCCACGTTCAGCCCGTCCGCCAGCTCCGAAGGGGATAGCCCCCCTCCGGCCCTCAGCTTCCCCAGCGCCTTGGCCGCGTTGTTGATCAGGTCCGCAAGCGTCACTGTTTCCCCGCTCCCGGCTGCGGAGGCTGAGCCGGCGCACCCGGCATCGGAATGCCGAGCACCTCCGCGTTCAACGTCTGGATAGTCAGCTTCGCCGCCTGCGCGAGTTGCGGCAGGCCGTCCGGAATCGGCCGCGAGAATGGCAAGCACATCTCCATCGCAAACAGCTTCACCAGCGCCGTCTCGAAGCCCGGAGGCAGGCTCACCGCGTCCGTCAGGTTCACAAATTGCGTGATCGCTTCGTACGTCCACAACGAGCAGTTCCCCGCCGCCGGCTTCGGCGTCACATAGATATTCCCCGTGGGATAGCCGTCGTCGTAAAGCAGCGCGTCGATGAAGAGACCCACGCGCGTCTTATCCCGGATTTGCACCCACTCTTCCGCCGTCACAATCCGCGCCGGTCTCTCCAACCCGTTCGCCGCGATCGTCGAGGCCCCTTTGATCTTGATCGGCCTGGCCGTCGCCGCCCAGGTCTCCGTCGGGCCGAATGTGTAGGACGCGGCGCCGCTCAGCGCATACGTCGCGTTCTTGATGCCGATCGGCGACAGTTTCTCCGCGCTCCAGCTATCCAGCAGCCGGTTCACGCACCGCAGCCCGAACGTCTGATCGCCGCTCGAAACCGTCTCCCCCGTCCCGTAGGCCCCGATGTAAAACAGCGCGTCATCAATGATGTCTGAAACCAGGCTCATGGCTTTACCCTCTGGGCGACGGCGGAATGACTTGCGGAGATAGAAACGTCTGCGGAGGCGGCGGAGCGAACGGAGGCTCGAACGGATCCCCCAGCGTTTGCCGGTACAGCTTCGCCAGTCCCGCTTTGCTCGATTGCGCCAGGCTCAGCGTCTCGTTGGTCAGCTTAGCCCCCGCGAAGGCCGGTGCCAGCACTACCGCCAGATTGGTCTTCAGGAATTGCAGGTAGCCTGGAGGCAAGCTCACCGTATCGCTCATCGCCGCGAAATTGCTCAGCGGCTTCAGCGACCACAATTCGAGCGTCGCTCCCGTAACCGGCGCCGGGTTCAGGAAGATGTTTACCGCCGGCGACGCATAGTCGCACGTCATCACGTCAGCGAAAAGCCCCGTGAGAGTCCGGTCCTCCACCATCTGTGCGTACTTCTCGGCCGGCACAATCTGGATTGGCTGCGACGCGCTGTCGGCCGCAATCACCACCGCCGCCCGAATCCTCGTCGGCCTCACCGTGGCGAATGTCCCCGCCGGCCCCATCGTGTAAGTGGCCGGCCCGGTCAAGCTGAACGTCTCTTTGGTGATCTGGTACACCATGTCCTCTTCCGCGGTGCACATATCCAGCAGCGCGTTGATCGCGTCCAGAGCGTCGGCATACTCGCTGGTGGCCATCGAGCGCCCGGCCGCGATCAGCCCCAGCGATTTGAAGGCCGGGTCTACGATCCCCTGTTGCAAGGTCATGGCCTACTTCTTTCGTTTGGCTTCGAGCGCATCCAGTCGCGCTTCGATGGCCGCGAATCGATCCTCTATCGGGTCCGCCTCGGGCTCTGGCTCGGGCGCCGGAAACGCCTGCTCAGCCCATCCCGGGCCCAGCGCCTTAAACTCCTCGGGCGAATACACGACTTGCGACGGCCGACTCGCGTGGTACACGTGGCACGGAAATACTTGCGGCATAATGTCCTTTTCTTTGGAAAATCGGGGGGCCGCGGGCGCCCCCCAGTTCAGGAGGAACGCAATGGAAGTTACTGCTTCTCCACTGACATCGTGAGATTGGCCGCCGTGTCGGTCGTTCCCGACAGATAGCTGAAGGTGATCAGGTCGCCGGCGGCCACCGCCACCGAGTGGGTCAGGTCGCTGCACACTGCCACGCCCGACAGATTGCAAGTGATCGCCGTGCCTGTGCCGTTCTTTACCACCGTGGCGATCTCATCGCTGGAGGTGGAAGCTGCCGCGGCCGAGGAGTGCACCCGGAAGTTGAATAGGGTCCCAGGGCTCGTAACCACTACCGGAATTCCGGTGGTGACCGTGCACGCCTCTCCTGCTACCACATAGTCCGTGGTGGAACTGGAAGTAACCGCACCCGTGCACAGTTGGCTGATGAGCTCCCCTGGCGGCGATCCCATGGTCCCGAGCCCAATCTGGATCCACTGCCCCGAGCTCCGGCAGTCGAAGATCTTGCCGTCGTTGATGTTGATGAACGGAAGAGCCAGCTCGTTGGTCGAAATGCAAGCGCCCACTTTATCGCCTGCCGTGTTCGCCCCCGCGCCGGCCGCGCCGCCGAAATACACCGGAGGGCCGACGTACACCGTCGCGCCCGAATTATGTTTGGTGGCTTGCGTCCCGTGAGCCCCTCGCACGACGCGGATCTGGTTGTTGCTGCCGGCTGCCATTACCGCCAGCACATCCATGGCCTCGAAGTCCACGTACAGCAAGGTCTGGTATTGACCCACCGAGTTCTGGACGAAGCTCGAGATCGAAGTCACGTAGATCAGATCGGTCGAGTTGCCCGGAGTGGCGCTCGAGCCCGTCCCGGTCAAAGCTGCGGAAAGGGTGGTCGTGCCGAGAGTGGCTTGCGCGTTGAGCGATCCCAAGGGAAGCAGCAGCGCCAGAACCACGAAAGCGATTGCTTTGAGGTTTTTCATGTTAGTCTCTTTTCTCCTTTTGCGGCGCTGCTCTATTGCAGGCTCGCGATCCTCACCGCGCAATTGTCCGGGTACAGCGCGCCGAAGCCCATCAGCACGTCGAACCGGTTCACCATCTTGCGCGTGATGGGATCCATCATCCGGAAGAAAGCCACGCTGATCCCGGTTTTCGGGTCCCGCGCCTGGCTCGACATTTCGCAAGCCTTCGGGATTTCCAGCTTCACGCCCACCAGCGCGAAAGCATCGCGGTGGAGAGCCAGGCCGTTCATGCCCGTTTTGGCCTGCGCGTTCGCCATGGTCGTTCCCGGCATGAGCGCTACGTAAGCGTTGGCCAGCGGCAGCGCATCCACGTTCTGGTACTGCGAGCCGGGCCCGATAATTCCTTGGGTCCCAGCCGCGATTTGCAAAGTGGCCGTGCTCGACGCGCCCACCGTGCTCTGGGTGATGAGGATGTTCTTCAGCGTCCCGGTGGAACGCCGCGTGCGCGGGTTGGCGTTGTTCACCCCGGCAATGGTGATGACGTCCCCCGCTGGGAAGGTGTCACCCGTGGTGCAGCTCACCACGATGGAGGTCACCGCGCCGGTCGAGTTCAGGTTGACGGAAGTCACCTGCACGCCCGTCGCCTGGTTGGCCCACACGCCCGTGGTCTGCGAGAACAGCGACATGCTCTCTTCCCAGTCGAAGCCCTGCGCCCGCCCATAGTAGCCTTCGCGGAAAGCCTTGGCCACTTCGTCGGTGGGGTTGAACTGGGCGTTGGTGTTCGACACCAGGCTGCGCATCATCTGCGGGGTGACAATCATCTTCTTGTCCCCCGGAGGGCATCCGTTCTCGATCAGCCGCGCTCTCGCCTGCGCGTAAATGTCCGCGCTCGCCGGCGTGGTGCCCAGTGCGCCTACGATGTTGTTGGTGTTCGCCATCGCGAATTGCACCGCCCTGGTGTCGATCTCCTGGGCGAACTGAGCCATGGCTTTGTCGAGGTACTCGTGCTTGAACTTCTCGCGGCCCCGTTCCAGTTTCAGGGCCTGCTCGATCGAGTCGTACTCGAAGTGGATGCCGAAAGGCTGGTCCACCGTCACGGTGGTGAAAAGCCGGTTGATCGGCTGGGGTTGATAACCCATGCCAGTGGTCACGAGCCAGTTCTGCGGGTATGGGACGCGCACCGTCTCGCCCACCGCAAACTCCTTGGTGAATTCATCGTTGTAGTCGGTATTGAAGCAGGGTGCTACCGCGAGGTTGTTGATCAGCAGCCGCAGGCTTTCCTGACATAGCCAGTCGACAACCTGAAAAGTGTTCGCCACGTTTGATCCTTTACTTGCGCTTCTTCAGGTCGCGCAGGTTGGCAAGCCGCATGTACTCCGCGGAATTGCCCGATGCGATCGCCGCCGCCTCTTCGTCTACGACGTTGTTGGCTCTTGTGCCGCTCAGCTCCGTAGCCGGCTTGGCCGCCGCGCTCGTTTTCCTCGGTTGAGGAGTCGCTGGGGCAGACGATGGCTTTTCCTCGTCTGCCAACGCGAGCAGTTTGTGTTCGATCAGCACGATTTCCCGAGCCAGTCGCGAAGGAGACAGCTTCGACACCCGTTCCTGCTCTTCCTTTGGCAGGCGATACAGGTGCATCACGATCTCCGGCCCGACTTCCGACTCGATAATCAGCGAGTCGCACCGCTTGGCGGTCACGAACCTGCCGACGATGTCCTGCGCATCGGCATATTCCGGGTCCGCCGCCACGGCCGCTTCCCGCCGTTCTTTCCACTGATCGAAAATCGCCCTCTCGTTCGCTTCCGCGGCCGTTTTTTCCGCCGCCGCGCGATCCCGGTCTGGCTGTTTCAGCTTCCAGTCGGTCAGGTCCTCGATATATCTGAGTTGCGCCGCTTGCAGTTCCTCCCAGGTCCCTGTCCACTTGCTCGCGTCCGGGGCCACTGGCCTGCCATCGGTTGGCTCCGCTGCTGCTGTTGGCTTTGCTGCCGCCGCGGGGGCCGGTTCCGCTGGTTTTTCGGCCTTTTTCTCGGCAGCTTCCACCCGCGCCCGCAATTCCTTGCGCTCTTTCAGCAGCTCCTGGATTCTCTGATCCGCCCTGCCCTTCGGTTTCGACTCCTGTTGATTTCCGGTGTCCGGCGCCGGTGCGATTGCTTCAGCCTCTTTTTCAGGCTCGGACTCGACTTCCTTTGCGGGTGCCGGTTCCGCTTCGTCTTTCGGCTGTCGCGTGCCGTTCCTGAGCCACTCTCCACGCTGTTTCTCGTTGAAAGTGTCCAGCGAATTCGGTGCTTCCACGACTGCTGCTTCTGCCATGCTCACTCCTTACAACCGCGGTTCTTTTACGCCCTCCCGCGACGGGCGAATTTACTGCTAAACTTGTGGCCCTGCCTCTGGTGGGCCCGCGGCCGCCGCCGCGTCCTGCTCCTGCTGCGCCAGCGCTGCCTCGTGATCCCTCTCCGCCTGCGAGTCCATCATCTCCAGCGTGTGCTGGATAGCCCCTACCTGGGTCTCCAGCAGCGTCACCGCTTTTTGAACGCCAGCCTGCAACTCCGCGATGCGGATCTGACTCTGAATCGCCTGGCGCTTGGTCTCTTCCTGTATGGCGACGATGTCCTTCTTTGCCTGGATGTCGGGCAGCTTCGCGTCGAGCTGCTGTTTCAGTTCCGCAATCATCTGCGCCTGTTGCATCAGTTGCTGTTTCTGCGCCGCCATCATCTGCTGGGCTTGCGGAGGCAGCGGCGGCCCTTGCTGCCCTTTCTGCGCCGCCACATCCGGCGGTACCAGCCGCTCCGCGATCTCGTCTCCGATCGGCCCCAGGTTCTTTAGCTTCACCACCAGGTCCGCGATACGCGGCATGATCTGCGGATTCTGCGCCAG